TTTACGTATCCTGCTAACGCACAAACTACCATTGTTGCTCGTGCTCAGCAACCGTATCCCTATATCACTGGGGCAGGAGGGCAAAACCCTTTTGAAGGCGGTCAGTTTAAGGGGGGTTATTTCCCACCTTTCCGTCTTCCAGCGACTGGAACTGAAGTTCAAGGTCGTGCTCAGGCACCAGCTGTTCAAACCCAAGCTGGGGGTAGAGCTCCCGCAACAGGGTTCAGACAGATACAGATTGGTAACAGGCCAGATGAACCATTTTATCAACCGTATAGTTTCCAGTCTATTGTCGGTACTGGTTCACAAACACAGTATACACAACAACCGTCTACTTATCAGAACAATGCTCGAGGTCAAACACCAACGACATATCCTTTCACGTATCAGAACAATGCTCGAGGTAGATATCCATTTACGTATCAAGCAAATGCGACTGGACGATATCAAGTAAGATATCCTTTTACATATCCTGCTGATGCTCGTGGAAGATACCCATTTACATATTCTGCTAGTGCTCGTGGAAGATATCCTGCTAACGCACAAACTCCAGGCACATATCCTGCCAGTGCACAAGGAAGGTATCCTTTCACGTATCAAAATAATGATACGGGTACATATCCTGCCAGTGCACAAGGAAGATATCCCTTTACGTATCAGAACAACCTCACAGGTACATATCCTGCCAGTGCACAAGGAAGATATCCATATATTTACCAAGCTAATTCAACAGGAACTTACCCTGCTAATGCACAGCAAGCGTATCCGTTCCAACAGAACTATCAAAACCCGTATCCGTTCCAACAGAACTATGCAACATCTAGAAACATCGGTGCAGTTGCTAAAGCAAAAGCGATATACGTGAATGATGCTGGAACTTTGAGGAAGTTACAAGAAGTCTATGTAAACAACCAAGGACAGGTAGAAAAAATTCACCAAACAGTCCCCGTAGCGCAGTTTAATAAAGGTTAAATGGTATAAATAGTTAAATGGCACAAGTAGCAAACATATACATAGACCAAGGTACAGACTTCCAAATTGCTGTTGATGTAACAGACGCAACTGGTGATATTTTAAATTTGACTGGATTTACTGAAAGTGCACAATTAAGAAAAACTTACAGTTCGTCCACAGTAACTGCAACGTTTAGCTGTTCAAATACTGGAACTGGGGGTGTAGTAACAATGCAACTCACCGATACGCAGACCGCAGCTATTGAAGCGGGAAGATACGTATACGATTTGGTCATTACTGATGGTTCGGGTTCTAAAAGTAGAGTTGTCGAAGGACAAGCAACTGTAACGCCAGGAGTAACGAGGTCATAACATGTCAAGCATAAAAGGACAAGTCAGAGGAACAAGTAACATTAAAGTTTCAACATTGAAAGTTGGTGCTACCGATGTTAATCTTTCAACAAAATCAATCAACGAACTATCAGACGTTTCAGCGGCTGAAACGGATAAAGCATACCTTCAGTATAATCAAACTACTGATAAATGGGAAGCATCGTCTATTATAGACGGTGGCACTTTCTAATCGTATAAATAGTATAAGACACATCAAGGGAACAACTTTGAGTTCCGACCCACATTGTGAGTGGATAGGTAAATCATGGATATATACCCTATGTGGGATTAACTAACAGAATTATACGAGGAAATTATAAATGGCAACAGTAATTCAAATTAAAAGAACGACTGGTGTTTCTGCCCCAACAGTATCAGATTTAGCCGAAGCGGAATTGGCGTATGTCCAAGACCGTTCTAATGATGGTGCGTCCTCTAAATTGTTTATTGAGTCTGTGGACTCAGGTGCAAATCCAGTTGTTCATGAAGTCGGTGGTAAATACTTCACCGATATTATCAAAGGTTCAACACCTACACCTGCCAACCTAATTGTTGGTAATGGTGCAACTGGTGGTGCAAGTGTTCAATTTAGAGAAGATTCAGATAACGGTACAAACTCCGTAACCTTGAAATCGCCCGACAACGTAGCTTCAAATGTAACATTTACATTGATGGGAGCTGATGGTTCAGCTAACCAAGTTGTTGAGACTGATGGTTCGGGAAACCTAAGTTTCAGGACAGTAACATCAACAATTGATGGTGCAACAGACACTAACTTAACAAGTGTAGCTGACGGCTCAATGTTATTGTATGACACAGGTACATCCAAGTGGATAGACAATGTCATGTCAGGTGATGCAACCATGACTGATGGCGGTGTTTTAACCATCTCTGCATTATCAGTAGAAACAGGTATGATTGCTAATGATGCAGTCACACTAGCAAAAATTGCAGATTCCGTAATCATCACAGAATCAGAAGGTATCGCTTCAAACGATAACGATACTGGATTCCCAACAGCAGCTGCTGTTAAGGACTATGTTGATACTAACGTAACTGCTCAAGATTTAGACATTGCTGGTGACAGTGGAACAGGTGCAATCGACTTAGATTCACAATCACTTACAGTACAAGGTACTGCAAACGAAATTGAAACTTCAGTTTCAGGACAAACTATTACAGTTGGTCTACCCGATAACGTAACTACAACTGGTAACTTAACAGTTGGTGGAACTCTAAACTCAGACGATATTACTGCATCTACAATGACTGCAAGTGGTAACGTTGTGGTTTCTGGCAACTTAACTGTTAACGGAACAACTACAACAGTAAACTCTACTACAGTTAATATTGCAGACCCAGTTTTTGAAATTGGTTCAGATAGTTCAGATGATAACCTAGACCGTGGTATCAAATTTAAATACAACGATGGTTCTGCCAGAGTTGGTTTCTTTGGTATGGACGACTCAACAGGTAAGTTTGTAGCTTTATCAAGTGCAACAGATTCTTCAAGTACCTTTAGTGGTACTGCAATGAATGGTGTGTTTGGGAACTTGGAAATGGTAAATGCATCTCTAAGTGGTTCTATAAATAACTATGCTGGTTCAGCACCTACAGATGGACAACTACTAATTGGTGATACATCTTCAGGTGTATTTGACGCAGCTACACTAACCGCTGGTGAAGGTATTGATATTACTAACGGTGCTGGTGCAATTACAATTATAGGTGAAGACGCAACAACCTCTAATAAGGGTATTGCAAGTTTTAGTGCCGCTCAAGTAGATATTACTAGTGGTGCAGTAACAATTAAAGATGCGAGTACCAGTGTTAAAGGATTAGCTTCATTCAACAGTAGTGAGTTTACAGTATCAAGTGGTGCAGTTTCTATTACCGCAATAGACGGTGGAACTTTTTAATTATTAAAAAATAGGGTAATACATGGCAACAGTCATAACGTTCAAGAAGTCATCGACTCAGAACGCTGTTCCAACCACATCTGACGTAACAGTCGGCGAGTTGGCAGTAAACACTTACCACGGTAGGTTTTACACTGAGAAAAATGACGGTTCTGCTGCCATCGTAGAAGTTGGGTCTAATCCAGCATCATTCACTATTAATGACGCAATAGAATTCCCCACTTCCGATGGTACAACAGACCAAGTTTTAGTCACTGATGGTTCAGGGGTTTTAACGTGGGCAGACCAAAGTGGTGGTGGAAGTTATGGTACAGGCAACACCTTTACATATACACTTACAGGTACAACTACTGTAGTTTCGGGTAATGATGATGACGGGCAGGCATTATCATATGAACTTGGAAAGGAAGCAGTTTATCTTAACGGTGTATTGTTACAGGATGGGGGGGTTGATTACGCAACAACAAGTTCCTCAGTAATAACTCTTCAAGCAAATGGAGAGAGTGGTGATGTTGTTTGTATTAAGACACCAAAGAATCCAGTTGCAGTAGAAACTAGTTCTTCCGCACTGACAACCACTGCATCTAATCAAACTATTTTATCAGTTGCTTCTGCTGGAGCAAAAGGTACTAAGATATCATTAACCGCAGTTCATTCGTCAGGTTCACATTCATGTGAAATCCTAATGGGTAACGATGGTACGAATGCATATTTTTCACAGTTTGGTGATGTGACAACAACAGGTGGTTTCTTGTATGATATTACCACAACAATGTCAGGTGGGAATCAGATACTTAGGGCAACACCCGCTAATACAAATACAACCTTTTTCTTAACTTACAGTAGACTTCCAGCATCTAAAGACGGGGAGTTGACAACAACTTCAACTTCTGAACAAACTCTTGATTCTCAATCAGTTGCATACGAAGGATTAAAATATTCACTTGTAGCTACTCACGCAACCGAAGGAACTCATGCCTGTGAAATTGTTGTAGGAACAGACGGAACTAGTAGTTTTTATTCACAATACGGTGATGTCTTAACAGATTCTGTGATGTTTTCACTAAATACATCTGTTAGCGGTGGCAATACTAATTTACTAGTGACTCCTGTTAATGCAAATACTACATTCTATTGGGATGTATCGAAAAGGGGTGAATAGTGCCAAGGTCGTTAGCGTTTAAACTTGCAGAAATTTCTAGACATATCTATTACGATAGTGCTAATGACGATATTGTTGTAAGTAAAGAACTCGTATCATCTAGAAGAAAATCGGGTTCTACAACTACAACTGCAACTACTCAGGTTGCATTAGATTCATTTGCAATAGCATCCTATACAACTGCTAGATACATAGTATCTGTTACTTCAGGTAGTAATTATCACTCAGTTGAAATTGTCATATCCCATAACGGGACTACTGCTGATATACTAGAATATGGTGAATTACTATCAGGTAGTTCATTGACAACATTCAGTGCAGACATCAACAGTGGAAACGCAAGACTACTCATAACTCCTGCTTCATCGACATCCACGGTATTTAAATTCGATAGACAATTAGTCGAATCTTAATCCAATACCAAACTCCGTAAAGTTATAAATAACAGTAGACATTTTAAATAATGCTGTGAACTGGGATAGTGAACAGTAAACGGAGGCGAACAGAGTGGCTGCAAAGAATTTTCATGTAAAAAACGGACTAAGCATTGGTGTAACCGAGGTTATCAATAGCTCAGGTCTGATTCAAACAGCTGCACTAGGAAGTGATTTTAACGAAAAAGTCGATGATAGAGTCAATGCACTATTGGTTGCTGGTACAGGAATTTCGACAACATATGATGATAGTGCAGGCACATTAACAATCAACGGACAAGTCGGTGACGTAACTAGCGTAGTTGCTGGTGACGGTTTATCGGGGGGTGGAACTTCAGGTGATGTAACAGTATCACTTAACTCCTCAGTTGCTGGAGATGGTCTTGCCCATTCAAGTGGTGTAGTATCCCTAGACCTAAACGAATTGACTGCAGCTGCAGTTGATGTTTCTAGTGATAGTATTGCAATCATAGACGGGTCAGACAATAGTACCAAAAAAGAATCTATTGTTGATTTAGCAAATGCAATGGCGGGTACTAATATTACCGCAAATAATGGTGTTCTTAATTCAGTTGCAGACATTACAGGTGTTACTGCTGGAGATGGTTTATCAGGTGGTGGTACAAGTGGTGCATTAAGTTTAGCATTAGACCTAAACGAATTGACTGCAGCTGTAGCTGATGTTGCAAACGACAGTGTTGCAATCATAGACGCAACCGATAATACTTCTAAGAAAGAAACAATTTCAGATATAGTATCTGCAATGGCAGGAACAGGTATCTCTGCTACAAATGGTGTCCTTGCTACAAATACTTTATCACACTTTGACACAGACGGACTTTCAGAAGGGTCTTCAAATTTATACTACACAGATGCACGTGCAAGAGCATCTCTTTCAGTAGCGGGTGACCTTTCATACAACAGTTCAACGGGTGTTATCTCATTTACAAACGATGCTGGTGACATAGAGTCAGTAGTTGCTGGTGATGGTTTAACAGGTGGCGGAACTTCAGGTGACGTTACTTTAAACTTAGACGCAACAGTCGCTGGTGATGGACTTGCCCATTCAAGTGGTGTCCTTTCTGTAACTGTAGATGACAGTTCAATTGAAACAGATTCAGACACACTAAGAGTCAAAGCGGGTGGTATTACTAATGCCATGTTGGGTGGTTCAATTGCAAACGATAAACTTGCAAATAATTCAATCACAGTTAACTCTACTGCAACTGCATTAGGTGGTTCAGTAACATTAGATACAGGTGACATTTCTGAAAATGGAAACCTTTATCATACAACAGAAAGAGTTCAAGACGTAGTTGGTGCCTTTGTATCGGGTGCGGGTTCAACAACAGTAACTTACGATGACTCCGCTGGAACAATGGTAATTTCTTCAACTGGTAAAACTACTGAAGAGATTCAAGATATCACTGGTGCTCAAATAGCAACCAATGGTTCTCACACTGGTATTACCGCAACTTATAACGACTCAGATGGTGATGGTGCAATTGACCTTGCATTAGTGACAGAAAATGTTCAAGACATCACAGGTGCTCAGTTAGCAACAAATGGTTCACACACAAATATCACTGCAACATATGATGATGCTGGTGACGGTGCGGTAGACCTTGCAATCACAGACGCAACAATCAGAGGAAAGGTTTCCGTAACTGATGCGGGTGGAGACGGTTCACTTGCATACAATAGTTCTACAGGTGCTATTACATATACAGGCCCAAGTGCAGCTGAAGTACGAGCACATATCACTGCTGGAACTGGTGTTGGAATCAGTTCAGGTGCAGTAAGTATTGGTCAAGCAGTTGGTACTTCCGATAACGTACAATTTGGAAATCTAACCTTATCAGGAAACTTAACAGTTAACGGTGGAACTACAACAGTTACTTCAACAAACACCCAAATTAATGATGGGTTGATTGAATTAGGGACAGGAACAACTGGAACTCCAGCAAATGATTCAGGTTTTATAATCGAAAGGGGTGATTCCGATAATGCATTTATAGGTTTTGACGAAAGTGCAGACAAGTTTATTGTAGGTACAGGTTCATTCACAGGTGCAAGTACAGGTAACTTAACAATAAGTACAGGCACTTTAGTTGCAAACGTTGAAGGTAATCTTACTGGTAACGTAACTGGAACAACTTCAAGTATTGCAAACCATGATACAGGAGACTTGACAGAAGGCTCTAATCTCTATCATACCACTGCACGTGCAAGAGGTGCCATATCGGTAACTGATGCGGGTGGAGATGGAAGTGCATCATACAATAGTTCAACAGGTGTTATTACCTATACAGGGCCGAGTGCATCTGAGGTAAGAGCTCACTTAAGTGGTGGAACAGGTGTAACATATAGTGGTGGTGCAATTAGTATCGGTCAGACAGTTGCTACAAACAGTAACGTGACCTTTAATCAGATACACACCGACTACGCAAGTAATAGTGGACAAGTTGCAAGGAACATTTATCAATCAACTTCTGCTCCAAGTGGGAGTGATGGTCAAGTTGGCGACTTATGGATTTTATACTCTTAATTGAGTAAGACAGGATAATATAATATGGCTTCAGGCTCTCAAAAGGTCAAAACACCTACAGGCTGGAATGCAACACAAGGTGCATGGGTAAAAACTCCCGATGGTTGGCGTGCGGTAGAACAAATCTACATTAAGACTCCTACTGGATGGAATAACTCCAGCGGACAGGAGACTACACAACAACCTTCTAGAAGACCCGCAACAGGAAGACTCCAAGCACAGAGACCAGCTACTGGAACAACCCCTGCCCGAAGACCAGCAACAGGAAGACTCCAAGCACAGAGACCAGCGACAGGACAAACGCCATATCCTGCTAACGCACAAACTCCAGGCACATATCCTGCTAACGCACAACAACCTTATCCTGCTAACGCACAGACGCCAGGCACATATCCTGCTAACGCAAGACAGCCTGGAACTTACCAAACGCCATACAGAACTCCGTCTACTTACCAAGCAAGATATCCATTTACATATCCTGCCAACGCAAGACAACCTAGCACTTATCAGGCAAGGTATCCATTTACATATCCTGCTCAAGCAAGACAGCCTGGAACTTACCAAGCGTCATATAGAACACCATTTACGTATCAAGCAAGGTATCCATTTACGTATCCTGCTAACGCAAGACAGCCTGGAACTTATCAAGCAAGGTATCCATTTACATATCCTGCTAACTTTAGAGTACCCGCAGCTTATCAGGCAAGTTACAGATTCCCAAGTACGTATCAGGCACCATCGACTTATCAGGCAAGTTATAGGTTCCCAAGTACGTACCAAGCGCCGACAACTTATCGTGCAAGATATCCTGCTAATACAACTTACCCTGCTAGTGCAAGGCAACCAGCAACGTATTCCTATATTGGACAATTGCCAATAAATTTCCAGTTTAAAGGTTCGCCGTTGGCCACCCGTACTCCTAGCCCTCTCATTGGCAACACGCAGAATCCGTTCACGTATCAAGCACCAACAACTTATCGTGCAAGATATCCTGCTAATACAACGTATCCTGCCAACTTTAATGCTCCAGGCACGTACCCTGCTAATTTTACGTATCCTGCTAACTTTAATGCTCCAGGCACATATCCAGCTGGTTACAGATATCCAAGTACGTATCAGGCAAATGCTAGAGGAAGATATCCAGCAAACTCCCAAGCACCGTTTACGTATCAGAACAATGCTAGAGGAAGATATCCAGCTAACGCAAGACAACCTGGCACATACCCAGCGAATTCGCAATCGCCGTTCACGTATCAGAACAATGCTCGTGGAAGATATCCTGCTAACGCACAATCGCCGTTCACGTATCAGAACAATGCTAGAGGAAGATATCCTGCTAACGCACAAACTCCTGGCACGTACCCTGCTAGTTATCAGACGCCATTTACGTATCAGAATAATTACAGAACTCCGTCTACGTATCAGGCGAGGTCTCCGTTCACTTATCAGAATAATTACAGAACTCCGTCTACGTATCAGGCGCAACAACCTTATCCGTATCAGCAGAACTATCAGAACCCGTATCCGTATCAGCAGAGCTATCAGAACCCGTATCCGTTCCAACAGAACTATCAGAACCCATACCCGTTCCAACAGGTTTATCAACATGCTGTACAAAGATGGGATGGAGTTTTACAACAACAATGGCCAGCAACTCCTATTTCTTAGTGACTAAATACTAGAACAAATCTAGTATTTTATTATGGAGTATTATGGAACATTTGAGTAAACCTCAGCAGGCCCATTCGGCACTGAGACCTAAATCACAACCCGAATATGATAGTATGGGTTTCAACCCTATGCGTCTTGATTGGACTAGCGAGAGTCCACGTTCACAGATATTTTACAAGGGTGGTCACTACATGGGTGAAGTACCTATTTGGCCCGATGGTAGTATCGACACCACCTGTAATACATTCCAAAACGCCAAACGTCTTATGGAAGAAGTCTATGTACCAACTTGTAAATTAGTTACTTGGGGTGACTTAAAAAAATCTAAGAAGATAGATTTGAATAGATTCTCATTAGATTATCAAGCTTCAGGGTACTTGAAATATGTACCCGACTTCCACTCTACTGGCGGTTCAATGCAAAGAGAAGAAACTACCACAGGTAGAAAGATAGGTGGAAAGGGTGAAGATAGGGACGAGGTTGGGTCAACATTTTATCATGGGTGTAAAGGACATTGGTTACTCCATGATGTAAAAGAGAATGGTCTAAATCAACCCATTCAAGGCGTCATATTTAAAAGTCATATAGATGATGAGTATAATATTCACATACATCCTGGCTCAGTTAGACAAGGTGTATTTGGTATGGTGGATGATGATGATAACGAGTTAATCATTTGGGATGCATATAACGCCTTTGATGAGATTGACCCCCTTCCTATAGAAGACTGGATGAAAATATTTGCTAGACCTCAATTTGATGGTCAAATACCCACGTGTATGAATTTAGTATACAGTTATACCCATCTTGAAATACAAGTTAGTGGTGCGTGGAAAGATGAAAAGGAAGACATGGATGTAAATTGGAGAGCTAAGGTTAGAGAATTTTCCAAGAAAGTATCTAAAAAGTTTAATGGGAAACCATTGAATATTTACATTGGATATGATTCTAGACATGAAGGGATAGAAGATATACAAATAGAATCTATAAAAAAGTCTATGACTAGGTCTATCAAAAACGAACCCGCTATTAGATTCGTTCCCGAATTCAAAATGCTTGACATTTCAAAGATTCCCGAATATACTAGAGAATATGGTAATCAGTCTACTGAGTTTACATACAGTAGATTTCTAATCCCGTACTTAGAGAATTATGAAGGGTTTAGTATGTTTATAGATAATGATTTTATATGGAAGAGACCATTGTGGGAAATGTTCTACTTTCTACATCCCGATAATGCTGTAGCATGTGTTCAGTATGAACATGAGTTGGAAAAGATGTCTCCAACTAAAATGGGTGGTGAGAAGAATGTAATGTATCCGAAAAAGCTATGGTCTAGTTTCATGATATTTAACAACAGTCATGAAGACTGTAAAAAACTAACTCCCGATATTATTAATACGGAAAGTGGAGAATACTTACATCAATTTAAATGGACTGATAAGATTGACCGTATCCCCGATAAATACATTTTAACAGAGGGAATGTCCGATGATGATAAACGTCATCACGCTGTACACTATACGAGAGGTGGCCCATGGATAAAGGGTATGGATTGCAGTGAAATCAAACACCTAGAGTTGTATAATACCTTTTTAGACAACGATAAATAATTTGAGAGGAAATATATTATGAATGCTTTAATTTTTACTGAAGATAACAATCTTCACATCACTCAACAAAATGGGTTGAGATATAACTACGACAACGTTTCTAAACCCAATCTTGGTTTTGATTTTGATGTTATCATCTATGATAACAGGGATGAATATAAGGTTGTTAACTATGATGATTCTAAACCATTTGACCAACAGAATAGGGAACCGCTTACTGATACTGACAGGGATGCCATTGAAAGTTTTATATTAAATTCAGAACCGCCACAAGGTGTATCTTTAGCAGACCAACACTGTGGAGACCTTCAGAGTTACGTTGATGAAATGGTTAATGATATGTGTGGTCATTATCGTTTTAATGATTTAACTCAGGTTGTTTATGCTGGAAGAGAGGGGTCAAACCACCCATTTAGGTCTGATGCAAGACGAGTTATGGAATATGCAGACGCCACATATAGTATATTTTATCAAGTAGTGACTGAAATCCAATCAACAAGAGAAGACCATATTAAAGATTTTCAATCTTACTCAAATCAAATACCAACTCCAGTAACTAATTCAGCATTGACTTAATGGAAATTGTCTATCACGATTCCCCCTTTAAGTTGTCGCATGACAACTACCCATTTGGTAAGGGTGAAAATGCAACTATTCATGTGGTGGATAATTACTTAGAACCACATCTTTGGCATTGGTGGGATAAAAAATTAGTTGAGTCAGACGTTTGGTCAAAAACAAATCAAGTTGGTAGTGATAGCAAAACAGGATTACCCCATCATAGTTTTTGGGGTGGTACATTTTTTAATTCGATGAGGGACGATGGCCCAGAACTAAGAGTCCCCGAACATGCAGATGTTAATCATACATTCTTTCCTAGATATTTTGACCAAAGAGTTAGAACAGACTTTGGGTTTGAATGGGTCAACTATGATTATATGGGATTGAATAGTCAAACACAAGGTCTTGATGGTACAAACCACACAGATTGTGCAGAGGACGCTGAGTGGAATCTATCATTTTTATTTTACTTAAATACGTTTTGGAATCCATCGTGGGGTGGAGATTTAAGGTTGTATGACACCAATGAAGGTGGGGGTAGAAATGATTCACAAGACAAGTATGAGATAGGAAGAATTGAGTTTAAACCAAACAGACTGTTATTATTTGATGGTAGAACCCCCCATGGGGCAGAAGCTCCTAATGCAGCTGCTAAATACATAGATAGACGGTCATTGGTTCACCGTGGAACTGAAATAAGATTTGCCGATAAACAAGATACATATATGCCAAACGTAGAAAAAAGACTAAACTTCAATCGATTTGCCATACAAAAACAAACGGGGGAGTGGTAATGCCTACTATTACTTTTAGTTCGTTTGAAACTGAATCCTTTGAAACACTGAAGCCTGTACCTTCACATAAAATGCAACCCGACTGGTGGAAGAAATCAAAGGTACATGCAATTCAAAATGGGGTCGCCACTATAACTTTAAGGTCATGTCCTGCCATGCATGATTGGTTAGCAACAGGTTATTATATTGCAACCAGCAGGGACATAGAGTGTATCTACAATGAAAATAGAAACTCTTGGCATACACGGACTCCAGCTGATATAACCACGGGTGAGTTTAAAGACCAAAGTTCACCAACTCATGATAAAGCCCAATTGATGAAGGACAACTTTTCATTTATTATAAATGATGAGGAGAGTTCTAACATGGATGCATTTAAGTTTAGAGTACCTTGGAGAGTAGAAACTCCGCCAGGGTATTCATGTCTTTACTTAGACCCTTTCTTGCACCAAAATAAATACTTTAGAACATGGCAAGGTCTTATGGATACGGATATGTTTAATACACAGACTGATAATCAGCAAGTCATAGTTTATCCTCTTGTAAAAGAATCTTTTGTAATTCCTAAAAATACACCAATTGTACAGGTAGTTCCATACAGAAGAGAAGAGTGGGCAGCATCATATATACATAGGGATTTTTCATCAATAGTATCAGAGAATGACAGTAAAACTTCAGTTTATGAAAAACCACCAATAGCAGAACATTGCAGAATAGAAGGAGAAGAGGACTCAGCCGACAATCAAATTCCAGGCGGGTTCTATAGAAAATATATGTGGGAAAATAAAGTAAAAGATTTCAAAGACGCTCCTAAAGATGAGTGTCCATTTGACCCAAAAACGGGGAAGATGAAAGAAGATTTTAAACAAAAACAACAAGACTTGACTGAATTGAACGGGGACGGCAATCGGGATAGGGGGAGATACGGAGAAGATGGCCGTTAGATTATTGTTTCCAACATATGTATTCCATAGAAATTTTCTAGACCCAAATCTAGATGAATCTCAAGGATATGATTTGGAATATGCAGAGATGTTGGTGAATGAAGTTGATGAAATGCGAAAGCGTGACCCTATAGGCAGAAACGTATCTAATTCTACAAGTCCTACAGAAAATTATCAAGCGGGTTGGCAGTCAAACGATGGTTGCGAATCCAATGCTATTTTTCAAAAATGTATGAATCGTATAAGTAGACTTTTTCAAGATGAAGTTCTACCCTTCCATGGAATACATGATAGTAGTGGAATGAGAATGAAAGCAGGAAACTCATGGGCAAATATTAACGAAAAGGGGTCTTTCAATAGACCTCACACGCATAACGGTTGCTGGTATTCAGGCGTTTTATACCTAAAAGCAGATGGAGATGAGGGATGTTTTGTAGCAACTGATACTGACCAAAAAGTGTTATCGATGTTTCCTCACCATCAAAGAGTTAGAGGTGACATGGCACTTCAACCTAAAACAGGAGATATACATTTATTTCCTAGTGGGTTGTTGCACATGGTTGAACCCAACTACACAGATAAATCTAGATATAGCATATCATTTAATATGGACATGGAAAGTGTAATAAGCAATCAAGGTGGTAGAGGTAACTTTGGCCAAGATTTTTCCGACCCCAATTATGACAGTGATGAATTCGTATTTAACATAGATGAAAGGGGTAACCCAATAAGATAATTTCATAAATAGATTTATGGAATCAGAAATTATCTCAATAGACGCAGGCATGATATGGAACATTGTGTTAACCTTCATCTTAGCCCCAATGGGATTTTTAGTACGTTCTGTGTTATCAGAACAGAAACGTATTGATATTCTAATAAACAAAACACGTGAAGAAGTCGCTAAAGACTATGTTACACGTGAACAACTTGGGAAAGAGTTGGAAAGATTGTCTGATACATTAGACAGAATTGATAATAAGTTGGATAGACTACAATCTAAGACTTACTTCCAAGAATAATTCTTATAAATAGTAGTATTAAAGGAAATTACTACTATGGCCGCACCGAATTCTAAAGACACTTTCAAACAGTATATCAAGCGTGCTCTTGGAGCTCCAGTTATAGAAATCAATATTGATGATGACCAACTGGACGATAGAGTAGACGAAGCATTACAATACTTCCGTGAATACCACTATGATGGGAGTATAAAGACTTATCTGAAACATCAAGTTAGTGCTAATGATATTATTGGTATGAAAACTAATGAGTCATTTACAGAAAGTGCAGCTGGTACACACGCAAAGACAGACCAAGAATATAAACAACAACAGAACTATATTGTACTGCCAGAGTTTGTTCTTTCAGTCATAAACATCTTCCCATTCGCAGATAAAAGCAATTTAAACATGTTTGATATTAGATATCAATTAAGATTGAATGATATCTATGACCTAACAAACACAAGCATTCTTTATTACTCACAGGTACAACAACATATTTCAATGTTAGACCAAATGTTAGTAGGTCAAACTCCAATTAGATACAACACTCATATGAATAGATTGTATCTTGATATGGACGCAGATAAAATAAATGCGGGAGAATACATCATTGTTGAGTGTTATAGAAAACTAGACCCGACTGATTTCACAGACATATATAATGACATGTGGTTAAAAAGATATGCAACCGCATTAGTCAAATATCAGTGGGGACAAAACCTTTCAAAGTTTGGTGGTATCGCATTACCAGGCGGAGTGACACTAGAACCCGATAATATTAAGTCAGAAGCACTAGAAGAAAAAACTAGATTAGAAGAAGAATCAAGATTGAATTATGAGATGCCTGTCTTAGATATGATGGGGTAAAAAATTATGCCTACAAACGTATTTTTTAATCATGCAGTTTCAACTGAACAACATCTTTACGAGGATTTAGTTGTTGAGTCTCTCCGCATGTATGGACAAGATACACTATACTTACCGAGAACTATAGTACAAGAAGATACTATTCTTGGCGAAGATGTGCAATCCAAATTTGGAGATGCTTATGGTGTTGAGATGTATATTGAAAACCCCGAAGGTTTTGAGGGTGAGGGTGACCTCATGTCAAAATTTGGTGTGGAAATACGTGACCAAGCAACTTTTGTTATATCAGTTAGAAGTTGGGAAAGATTCGTCTCAGTAGACGGTAACCTTGCAACATCACTAAGACCTAATGAGGGTGATTTAATTTATCTTCCCCTTTCAGGTTCATTGTTTGAGATAAAATTTGTAGAACATGAAATGCCTTTCTATCAAGTAGGTAAACTATTTGTGTTTAAACTTCAGGCAGAACTATTTGAATATGCTGGTGAAGATTTTGATACCTTTACGGACGCAGACCTTGTAGAAGAACAACAAGCGTACAGGGTAGATTGTAGAATGTCGGGAACAGGTCAATATACTGTAGGCGAAGAAATTAAATTGAACGATGTGGTCATCGGTGAAGTTGTTAAATATAGCGAAGACGTTGTACCAAACCAACTAGAACTTATACATGTAACCCTACCACTGAAAGTGGGCGATACTCTTGTAGGTTCTAAATCATCCGTTTCACGGAACATAGCAAGCATAACAGATACCATGACTATGAGTCAAGACGGAAATGCACAGAACTTAGACTTTGAACAGAAGGCAGATAACTATCTAGACTTCTCAGAAACAAACCCATTTGGTGAGGTTACATAATGTTTGGAACTTTTTTCTACAATGAAACAATCAAGAGAGCGGTGTCTATCTTTGGAACTCTATTCAATAATATTGATGTCAAGGATATAAAATCAGATGGAACTGTACTAAACATACGTAAGGTTCCTATCAGTTATGGGCCGAAAGCAAAGTTTCTTGCAAGATTAAATCAAGAATCAACCTTGAATGATGGTAATAGAACTGCTATAACTTTGCCCAGAATTGCATTTGAGTTGGCAGGATTTGAGTACGATGTCTCTAGACAGAACAATAAACTTATTAGGAATACTAAGACTACTCAAGAAGCAGGCGGTCTGAATAGAAAGTTTCAGTACGCACCCGCCCCTTATAACTTAACATTCAATTTATCAATCATGTCAAAGACAATGAATGATGCTCTACAAATAGTAGAACAAATTATACCATACTTTCAGCCTGACTACACGGTCACTATGAAGATGATTGATGAGTTAACCGACTACAGAGATGTACCTATCATATTAGAAGGTGTGGATTTTGAAGATTCATATGAAGGTGGATACGATGAAAGAAGAGTAATTACATACAATCTGACCTTCAAAATGCAGTTATACTTTTTTGGCCCAGTTTATCAAGGTAAGATTATTAGAGAAGTTATCGAAAGAGATTATATCGGTGACGGTAATACAGGATTTACTACTTCTGAAATTACTAGTGCTGGATTGGTCAAAGAGGTTAAATCATATGAACCTGCTTTCCTAGCACTCTCAAATGCGGTATCTAATTCTACAACAGTTACATTCCCCACAGCACTAGATTCAGCAATCAGTGTGGGTGATAAGATATTTGGTTCGGGTAATGTAACAAATCCAACAATAAATAGTATTGCAAATGACCGTTTAAGTATGGTCTTAAATGAAAGTATAACAGTAGACGCCAACACTAGATTAAAGATAGTCGGTTCGGTAGATACAAATGATACGTTTGTTGTAGCAGAAACTGTTTCCTTCTATGATGATGGAACAAACAAAACCTACACGGACAACTTAACAGATGATGAATAATTATGCCAAAAGATATAGACAACAAGTTGAATGACTTACTAGACATTAATTCGTCTATTAAGAAGGAAACTAAAGCGGTTCCTATGGTTAAGGAAAGACCCGTAACTGATAGGACTGCAAACATTGAGACTGACTATAAGTACGCAAGAGAACACCTCTACGACCTCATAGAACGAGGACAGGACGCTATAGATGGTATTCTAGACCTATCTAAAGAGTCTGAACACCCACGTGCCTACGAAGTTGCTGGACAGTTAATTAAGACCGTAGGTGAGACTGCAGAAAAGTTAATCGACTTGCAACAGAAGATGAAGAAGTTGGAAGACAATGATGAAAAAATTAGAGACCAACACAATCATTTATATGTGGGGTCTACAAGTGAATTACAAAAATTTCTGAAGAAGAGTAATGGTTCAAGCGAAGAATGAAGGTTATCTAGGCAACACGCAGATTAAACGTGTTGGTGTAGAGACTAAGTATACAGCAGAGGAAATGGCAGAATACTTAAAGTGTTCTGAAGACCCTTGCCATTTTATTGAAACTTATACACAAATTATTTCACTTGATGAAGGTATGGTTCCATTTAAATTGCGTGGATACCAAGATAAACTCATAGAACATTATAACGCTAATCGTTTTAACGTGGTTCTTGCAAGTAGACAGAGTGGTAAATCAATCACTTCTTGTGCATACTTATTATGGTTTCTATTATTTAAACCCGAAGTTACTGTAGCAGTTCTTGCTAACAAAGGTGCAATTGCAAGGGAAATGATTGCACGTATCGTAACCATGTTAGAGTCTGTTCCATTCTTCCTACAGCCTGGTGTTAAGATTCTAAACAAAGGTAACATTGAATTTGGTAATGATAGTAAAGTGGTAGCAGCCGCAACATCTTCTAGTTCTATTCGTGGATTATCTATCAACATGTTGTACCTTGATGAGTTTGCCTTTGTTGACGATGCAGAGACATTCTATACTGCGACATATCCCGTAGTAACATCGGGTAAAGATTCAAAAGTTATTATTACTTCTACCGCTAATGGTGTGGGTAATATGTTTCATAAAATATACGAAAGTGCAGTACATGGACAATCAGAATACAAAGACTTCACAATCAACTGGTACGATGTGCCAGGCCGAGATGAATCATGGAAAGAACAAACAATTGCAAACACCTCAGAAGCACAGTTTGAACAGGAGTACGGAAACTCGTTTTTGGGAACTGGTAATACTCTCATTAACTCCAATACTTTACTTGGGTTAAGAGCGTGGGATGCAGAATGGTCTAAAGATGATTCATTCTTTATGTATGAAAAACCACATGAGGAACATACTTATGTCATGACATGCGATGTCGCTAAGGGTAGGGGAATGGATTACTCTACATTCAGCATCTTTGACATCTCAGTAAAACCATTTAAACAAGTTGCGACATTTAGAAACTCGTTAATTTCACCACTTCTTTACCCTGACTTAATTTCTAAATATGGTAGAGCATACAATGATGCTACTGTCATTATTGAAAATAATAACGAAGGTTCAATTGTTGCTTCACAATTACATTACGATTTAGAATATCCTAATGTATTTGTGCAAGGGCAGTTAAAAGCGGAAGACATTGGTGTAACGATGTCTCGTAAAATTAAACGTATAGGATGTTCTACACTTAAAGAGTTGTTGGAAGAGGATAGGTTAATACTTTTAGATAGGTATACCATCACTGAACTTATGACTTTTGTAAATAAGGGTAGAAGTTTTGAAGCCGATAGAGGTTATCATGACGATATGGTAATGACATGTGTATTATTTTCATGGTTCGTAACTACAGATTATTTCTATCACTTAACAAATTATCAAGTCAAAGAGCTGTTATATTCGGAACAACAGAAATTGATTGAGGAAGATATGTTACCAGCTGGGTTTTTTGGGGGGTCAGACCACCAAGAACACTCATTTGTAGACGTTGATGGTGACCGATGGTTCACCGACCCCTTAGACAATATAAAGTTATAAATAAAACAGTAAACAACTTTTGACATTAACAGGAGAAAAAGT